TTGTGTCTGCATCTCTTCTGTACGGATGCGGTCTATTTGGTCAGGCTCTGGTGTCCATAGCAGGTTACCAGTCTTAAGCACTTGCTCAGTGGTCCAGTCATTAAGCTCTACCACTCTATTGAATGGTAAGACTACCTTTTGCTCTTTTACAGCCAGATCAATGGCTTCATGCAAGCGCTTCCAGTCCATGTAGGCATCAGAGTCAATGAATACTGCCACATGCCAGTTACCAGCTAGGGTAGATGCAATATTAAGCCCTAATGACCGGTTAAACGGTCCATCTTTGTGGTAGCCCTCTACTACACGCCTACTGCCCCAGAAGTTGCTTTGTAAGAAGCGCCATAGTCTATCCCTATGCCCGCCATCATTGCGCCTAGCCACTAACATAGGCACTGGATAACTTTTGTATTCAGCATAGAGTGGTAGCTTATCAGTGTCTATATACTTCCAGCCCTGGTGATCGCTGAACTTAACGGATGATATGCCGTGCTTATCTTCATCAGCACAGTAGAAGTGCTTACCCTGTACGCTTTGGAATGGGTACTTAGTAAGCCCGGCTTTGTGAATGCGCTCACTCCAATCTTCATGCTCACGCCCATGCTTGCCAAAGACATTGTGCATGCCACCTACTATGTCCAGCACCCAGCGCTCTACATACAGTAAGCAGCCCCTAGACTTTGTATATGACTCATGCCCAGCCCATGTACTGATGCGCTGTAAGCCCCAGTGATCCGGTCCATTAAGGAAGTTATATTGCAAATGCGGCTGCTCTGACTCTATATAAGGTTGCCACCAGTCTTTAGTGATAGGGTATGTATCATCATCAGCTAAAAATATATGGTCACAATCATCAAGTTGCTCAAGTAATTTATTCTTTGCTACTGAGATGCCAGCCATCTCTTTATCTTCATACACCACCAGCTTAGCGCCGTCAGGTAGGTAGCGTTGCCACTGCTTGAGCGTGGCGCTTAATAAATCTCTGTTAGGTGTTGTGGTTATACCTATGCCAATACTAGGCAGTGTCTTTATGTTCATTAGAACTCCAATCTTAATAACTTTTTTAGTATAACATTTACAAAATAAAACATACCCCCCACCCTGCCTGCTGGCTGGCAGACTGAACACATTTTTTATATTTTAATTAAGCACTTTGCCTACTTTTTGCTTTTTATCTTTTTTGTGTTTTAACAGGGGGGGAGGGTGCGCTTTGTTTTGAAAAATAAGACTCCGCCGTGTAAATGCCGAATTTTGGGGGGTCTTTCTGACATTAAAATTCTGGCAGACTGATTTTAGGCTAAATGCGTGTCCAGGTTCTACCCTGTTTGATAGCTTTTACTATATGGTAGGTGGTATCCACTGCAGCCGCAATGTGTGTCATTGGCATATCAGTTTTTAGCAAATGCTTAATAGCTCTGGCTTTGATTTCATCTATCTTTGACTGCCAGTGTTCTGATCCGTACCGCTGATTGTTACGTCCTAGATTATAAGTGTGCTTATTATTCTGCTTGATAGTACACCACTCAAGGTTAGAGATTTGATTATTAGTTACGTCAGCATCTAAATGGTTTACAGCTGGGTAATTATTGGGGTTAGGTATGAAGTGAATGGCTACAAGCCTGTGCGCACGCCAGTATTTTGCTTTTCCTAATTTGCATAGTCTTACATACATATAGCCGTCAGTGCCGCAGTATTGCTTGAGTAATTTACCTACTCTTTTTCTGGCAACACCACCACTCATAACCATTCTAGGCACTGATCTAACTTGCCCCATGTTACTAATTTGATAGTAGCCTTTATAGCCCTCTATATCTTTCCATACTTCCATAATGTACCTCTGATTATTAACAACACCATTTTAGCACAGCAAACTTATGGTAAAATAATGCTTATGAAAGGCATGACCGTAACATTTATCAAAAAGGTTGCTGCCGGTACGGATGATTTAAACAATCCTACCTACACTACCCAGAGCATCAGCATTGATGATGTGTTGATTGCGCCAATTACTGAGCCTGCCAATGCGCGTGAGACTCAGGCGCTTGAGCAGCAACGGGATCAAGTCCGGGTGCATCTACCAAAAGCTACCAATCAGGATATTAGTGACTCTTCATTTGTTTATGACGGCAAGACATTCAAGGTGGATAGTGATAGTGTTAAGTTTATGGATGAAAACACCCCCACGCGGTGGAATATGTACTTAAGGGCGGAATGCGTAAATGGATGATGCAGAGGTAATAGTCATAAATTGGCTTAACAGCATATTAGGCGCTGGCTGGTCAGCTAGTGGCAACAAGCCAAAGAATACGCCAGACAAATATGTGCTGGTAGATCGCACCGGCGGTCCGCGTGTTGCTATGGTGTTGGATGCCGCGCAGATACTCATTGAGGTGTACCACAAATCTAGCCGGTCAGATGCAAAGACCAAAGCCAATGAGATTGCTGACCGCGTGCCAGAGCTAAAAGCCTACGCCCATAATGTCACCACCGCACAGGTTAATTCTGTTGTTCATTTACCTGACCTAATTACCGGCTATGAGCGCTACCAGGTCTACTGTGATATAGCGGTACGGCGCTAGCGCATAAAATACTTGTTCAATTAAAAATACTTATGGTATATTAGTAGCAAGTCAGAAAAACGGTTTAACTCACCGGCTCAAATGAAAGGGGAAGAGGGGAAATGGCTGAATACTTTAAAAAAGACGGCGAAAACTATGTGCCAGTAGAAGATAAGCTACTGCCACAAGAAGAGGTAGATAAAGTTGTTGAGTCACGCCTAGAGCGTCAGAAAAAGCAATTTGCTGACTATGACGATCTAAAAGAAAAGGCTGCCAAACTGGACTCTATCAACGCGGAATGGGAAACGAAGCTTAAGACAGTGGGTGATGAAAAGTCAGCCCTGGAAAAAGATTTAGCTTCTGCAAAGCTTGAGACTGTAAAGATCAAAGTTATGCACGAATTCAAGTTGTCTGATGACCTGTCTGAATTCATTAACGGAACTGATGAGGACACAATCCGCAGCCAGGCTGAAAAGCTATCAAAGGGTGTGGGCGGTGCATCAGTGAAGATTGATAAGACACCAAAGCCAGAGGATAAAAAGAACTCTGACATTAAAAAGGTCACTAAGGGATTGTTCAGCAAGAATTCTGACGATTAAAAACCATTTTAATTGTTATAAGGAGAGACCATATTATGGCTTCTGCAACCCCCCTACGCACTAACGTGCTTAACCTAGCAAACCACCAGGGTAAGACATGGCGTAAAAATATTAGAGGTGGTGTTTTGGCTAAGCTTACCCCAGGTGAGCCAGAGCTAAAAGTAGGTAGCACAGATCACTTTGTGTTTACCGGCACTCCAAAGGCTCAGTTAGTTGGTGAAAGCGCTACCAAAGAGTCAATGAGTGGTGTACCTGGTAAGAAAACGGTACGCACCTACAAAGTGCAGATCACTTACCGCTTTAGTAACGAAGTCCAGTGGGAAGATGAAGATTACCAGACTCAAATTGTTGAGAACTTGGTAGCTAATGCTGCAACAGCTATCAGCCGCGCCCTTGACTTGCTTGCAATTCACGGCGTAAACCCTGCTACTGGTGATACTGGTGCAGTCACTGATTACTTCAATAAGAGTGGTAATGACGTACACCGCGTTACCCGTACTGCTAATGCACAGGCAGACATTGAAAGTGCTGCATCATTGCTGCAAAGCAGTGGCTACACAGCTACTGGTATTGGATTTGATCCAGTATTTGCAGGTCAGCTTGCACGCTCAAAGGATCAGGACAAGCGCCCACTCTACCCAGAGCTTGGACTTGGCTTTGCCTTTGACAACTTCCAGGGCTTAAATGCCGCTTCTAGCGACACTGTATCTGGTAGGCAAGAGCTTGATCCTGAAAATGCAACCCTTAATGCCATCATGGGTGACTTCAACGCATTCAAGTGGGGTATCGCACGCGACATGCCACTTGAGTTGATTGAGTACGGTGATCCAGACGGTAATGGTGACCTTAAGCAGACTAACGAAGTTGCAATCCGCGCTGAGTCAGTCATTGGATTTGGCATCATGGATGACACAGCATTTGCGCTTATTGACGGCGTAGTTCCTAGCTCCTAGTAGCTAGCATCCTAAAAGTAAAAGCGCTCCATACGGGGCGCTTTTATTATGGTAGAATAAGGTTATGGCAAAAAAACTATATCCATTTGTAAACAAATACTCTGGTGAGGTCAAAATATTGACCAAAAGCAGCGGTAAGAAGCTCAGTGAAGATTGGGCTAGGGCTAAGATGGCTGTTAATGACAAGGGTGAGGATGTATTTAGATTTGAAATAGCCACATCATTTGTTGATAAAAACGGCAAAACTCAGACTGGCACAGCCATTGTAGATATATCCGAAGTAGAAGCCGCAGAGGTAGCAGAAGATGGCAACGGAAGCGCAGCGTAAATATATTGCTGATCTAGCAGTCATTAAGACCAAAGAATTTAAAGAGGTCAAAGAGATGCTGGTAGCCAGTGGCATTGTGGGTGAGAATGCTGAAACAGTGCAAAATGCCCAGAGTATTGCTGAGATTACCCACGCCCTGGATGATCTGCAAGCTTCACGCTTCATAGATGTACTGATAGCCACCAAAACACCAGCACGCGGCAGGGCTTACTCACAGCGCCGGGTAGAGACTACTGTACGGGTGCTGGATGATATTAAAGATACCATTGATAATTGGGAGTTTTAGGGAATGGATTACGCCAAACTAAACCGCACCATATTAGCTAAGGTAATGGCAGCACTCAAGCTGATAAATAACCCAGAGATTGACCCTGAAATACGCCAGCTTAATCAAGAGATATTATTTAGGGAAGTGGGCGCAGCAGTCTATGCCAAAGTGTATGACATGAATGCCTTTGACTTTGAGATTGAGTATACACGCGGTCCAGGCATTGATGATAGATACTTGGGATTAGCTAAAGTGGCATCAGCAAGTGTTGCCACCGGCACGCTGGGGCTTGATGAATATGTTAAAAACTACCTAGATCACGTAGCAGCTAAAGCTCAGTATGATGCAGCTGTAAATGCTAAGCAGTCTGGCAAGCGCACTGTGGTGATCCGTAAGACAAACGGTGAGACCTGCAAATGGTGTACATCATTAGCTGGTACATACGAAAACCCAGACAGTGAAGTATTTAGACGGCATGGTGGCTGTGATTGCTCAATCATCACTCAGGGCTACCGCAGCCGTAATGGATTACTTAATAACTATGTCAAACCAAAAGACCGCTGAGATAGTCCTAGAGGGTAATGTACCTAGCAAAAAGAATTCACGAATAAACCTTAAGTCAGGTGTATCAATTCCGAACAATAAATTTGTTCAATGGCAAAACATGGCAATCATAGAAGTGCGCCGTCAGACTAGGGTGCGCTTTTATAAACCGGTCCAGCTTGAGGTGATTATATATTTTGCGACATTAGGAAAAGCTGACCTAGATAATAGATTAACCAGCATTTTGGATATGTTAGTAGAGTCCTTAGTGATCCGTGATGACAAATGGCAGGATGTACCGCTTATTAAAGTGCAGGCAGAACACCGCCCCCGGCAACCTGGCGCATTTATAAGGCTTACAGAGATAGACTGACGTTGCATTGCACTTATGCTACAATGACAATATCTGATATAATATCATCAATATAAATCTACGCGTACGGCGCGGCAAATACCGGCTTAAAAGGATCAGCAATAGGAAATGCAGCCGGAACAAAACCCAATCGTAGATCACGCATACAGATTAGCAAACAAGCTGATCTATTGCCTGGAGTCAAAGCAGGCAAAAGTCCAGGACAAATATGACTATTACAACGCTGATAATGATGTGCCAGATTTTGGCATATCTACCCCTATGCGTATGCGCAAATTACGCCCTGGCATTGGCTGGGCAAGCCGCGCAGTTAATACACTAGGTGACCGTGTAGTATTTGAGGGCTTTGCTAAAGACACATTTGGCATCAATGAGCTACTTGAGCAAATCAATGGATTTAGCGTGCTGAGCAAGGCAAAAGATGATGCCCTGATTGCTGGCTGTGCATTTGTGGCTGTGGCTGATGATGAAAACGGTAACAAGGTACTCATACCATTCACAGCGCAAGAAGCTACTGGTGAGATTGACCAGACTACTGGACTGCTTAAGTGGGGCTTGGCTGTTACTAAATGGCATATCCCTAAGCCTAAAAAGCCTGGCATCATGTATGCACCAAAAGACTATATTGTATTTACTCCTGACTTTACATTTGTATTTGAAAACCGCAGCTTAGTAGAAGTAGTACCAAACCCTACAAAGCGTACCCTGTTGCATCCAGTAACGCGCCGGGCAAGCGCTGACCGCCCACTAGGTAAATCACGCATTACAAACACTGCACGCAGGATCATTAACGAAGTAGGGCGCATGAAGCGCCGCCTAGAGATTGCGGAAGAGTTTTATGCTATGCCACAGCGCTACATTACTGGTCTGGCTGAGGGTGCTGAAAAAGACCCTACTATGGACAGTGCCATAGGGCGCGTATGGGCAATTACCCAGGATGAAGAGGGCAATAGCCCTGATATTGGACAGCTACCACAGCTGAGCATCCAGGGCTTTGAGACCAGCAAAAAAGATAAAGCCCGTGACTTCTGTGCTGAGACTGGACTTACCATGCGTAACCTGGGCTATGAGACTCAAAACCCATCAAGCGGTGAGAGCCTAGTAGCAATGTCAGATGATCTGTTATTGGAAGCTCAAAAAACCCAGGAAGAGATGGGCAAACAATTCAAAGAGATTTGTATTACCCTACGCCTGGCACTCAATGGCAATGATGAAGTACCAGCGCAACTCAAAGAGATTATACCGGCATTTAAGCCAATCTTTGCAGTAGATATTGGTCCAGCTGGTGATGCAATGTTTAAGCTATTCCAGGCAATGCCAGAACTTGTAGGCACTGTTGAGGGCTACCGCATGCTGGGTATTGGTATTAGGCAAGCAGAAGAGCTTGTGCAGAAGCGCCAGCAGTTAGGCGCAGCAAGCTTTATGAATAATGGAGGGCAACAGTAATGGCAGGCGTAACTACACCGGTAGTATCACCAAACCCATACGCTAATGCGGATGATCTAGCGGCTTTTTGGCGTACACTCACAGAAGCCGAAGCCAGCCGTGCTAATGATTTGCTGACGCGTGCCAGTAACCGCTTACGGCTCACTGGTGAGCGCGTAGGTGTTGATGTTGATGACAAGGTTAATAACAGCCCTGCATACTTCTCTACTGTCCAATGGGTGGTCATGGAAGCTGCTAAGCGTGCCATGCTTACACCTATTGATGCACCACCAGCTAACAGCATCCAGCAGACTGCTGGTCCATACAGTGAAAACATTGTATTTACTAACCCTGCTGGTGATCTGTGGTTTAAGAAGTCAGAGCTGCATGATCTGGGGCTTTACGGCAACCAGACATTAAAAGGCTTAAGTACCAGCCAGCGTGATATATATAGTCCATACGAAAGCTCATAGCCATGCTGGAATTCTTTGCATCTACCGCTGCCAGTGATCCGGCAAACAATGTATTTAGCTATTACTTCACCCAGGGCGTGCTGGGCATAACGGTGATAATATTGATCCTAACGGTCCGCTTTATGTTTACCTACTACAATAAGAAGCTTGATGACAAAGACCTCAAGATTGAAGCGTTGCAAAATGCCCGGCTTGATGACAATAAAACTCATACAGTGGATTACCGTGAGATGGCGAAAAATGACCAGGCTGTAC